ACGGCTAAAGCCTCAAATTTTGCAACGTGTATTGTAAAACGAGTAAGCAAAGTAAAACGGCTAAAGCCTTTTATCGTCTCACTTACTCCGATTATTAGCCTTTATTAAATCGATTCGAGACAATCTTAGATCACTTGCCTAATGAGGTAGCTATCTCATTACATGACTTTTATTGTCATGTAATCTCTGACAATTCTATTCAATAGCTATTGTTGCAATACTTAATTCATTAATGATATATCAAATCACTAGCAAGATTTGTAGCGCAAGACCTACGCCTTAAGAGCGAACGAAATATATGGTAAAAGATTACACCATTGCATTGGAACGTTTAATGCAATGCCCTAATCAGTAAACTTGGAAAAGGGAACATATGAGCACTGAAGTGTGAACTATGATCTATGATTTATGAGCTAATGAATCATGACGTTGTCCTACGTTCACATCGCTAAATGTACGACCTTATGAGAGTGTACTGTAATCAGTACAGAGCAGGACATTATTTTCACATAACCTGCACATCTCTTGAAATCATCATGACGATGGAGATGTGCAGTCATGTGGACGTAAACCACAACGAAAGCAAATGACTATGTTAAAAGTTACATCGTACCCTCATGTGTACGATTCACCGACTACGTGTTATATGAAGTCGATCACTGACCACCACCCCTATGCTGGTGATCATCACGCCAGGCCCTCCCGTATTCATGGTAAGACTTCAGGCTTGGTTACAGGAAAAGAAAAAAAGTATAATAACCTAGACATATTCCCCAAGAGCATCACTAGCACGGAGATGAAAGAGGGACGCAGGTTCACAAGTAAGAAGAAACTAAAAGCAAGAGGAAGGAGAAAGAAATGAGCAGGACAATATCAGATAGATTAGATGAAGGCGAAGAGGTAAGAGAGATTGAATTCACAGTATAGATTTATGTATAAAAACAAAAGGACTGTGCCTACACAGAAGACCCGTGATCTTATCAACAGTAAGACACCAAGCAACCAAGCAGATATATTATCTGCAAAGCAGGGGGATGAAAGTCCCAGGAACAGAGGAAGTATTAACACCGTGCGTAAAGCATTAGACTTGATAGGAGCATGAAGAGATTCATTAACGAAGTAGTGACTTGGTACTTACGAATACTATTCGTACAAGGGACATTGTTATTGTTCCTGCTCATGACTAGCGTCATGTATTCCACTGAAAAGTCAGCCGTGCAGTTTATAAAGAGTGTATCAGGCTTAGAGTTCTATCAGTTCGTTGTATTACTACCACTAAGTGTAGCCGTTTTGTTTACGGCTATTGAAAGAGCAATCAATAAGATTAATAGCATTTAACCATACCAAGACCTCGCAAGAGGCATTCATACATATGAAGAAAGCAAATGAAGGGACTCGTTCCCAGATTAAGAAGGCAACAACTGTTGCAGATATCAAGAAGCTCTACAGAGCTGCGAAGAGGAAAGAAGAGAATGGCGAATATGATTTCGCTAGACCTGGCTACATTGACAGGCTGAAGGGATTAGCGGATAGACACATAGCCAAGCTAGAAGGGTAACCTAAACAATAACAAGGCAACCTGATCCATGAACTATGAATCATGGACGGGTTGCCTTGTTTCATTTAAACAAAGAAATAAAAAGTAAAATGATTGCAGTAAATGAATGGCGTAAGAATCGCAAAGTAGGTTTTGAAATAACCGATAGGTTAGAAGAACCTGGCTTTTATATGAAGTTTGAGAATGGCTTCATGGTATCCGTGCAGTGGAGTTCATTTAATTATGGGGATCACTATGCTACAGGAAAGAAGTTACCTGAAGAGGTGAGTTATTCACTTCAAGTAGAGATAGCTATCATCAATCCAGAAGGTGAGCTTATGGAAATCAATGCCGTAGATGATTCAGTAGTGGCTTACATAGGAGCAGATGAAGTAGCGGAGTACATGCACAGGGTATCTAATTTGAGGTATCACCATGTAACAGGAAAGGTTATAGATCCGACTAATCTTTTCACTAAACAGTAACAAATTACTAGACAAATAATAGTAATTAAAGTATAACAATTTCCCTGGTGTATGTTTCACCAGACGAAAGCATAACTAAAATAGAAGGAAAAAATACTATGGTAACACCAAGTAATGTATCATCAGATGATACACAAGTAGTAGAGCCTGATACAGGCTATCACACACTCGACAGAGTGAATGTAAAAGGAGCTAAAGAAGATTACGTGCATAGGTTACGTGACTTATCCTTTGGCTATAATCACGATGCTAAGTCGTATATGGTAATCCTACCTAATAATGGTAGACCTGTTCTAAGTAACAAGCGGTTCACGACTGATCTTCTCACGGAGATTGGTGGCAATGGACTCGTCCGTTATGGTAGAATGCTACACTCAACAGGTCAGCTTGATCTCCTCTTAAGGAATGTTCATGAGCAATTGGACAGGTCTGATAAGAAGATGTTGATCAGGACTAAGCAAAGGACTGACATCGAAAGTGTATTGCCAACCTTTGAAGCCAGGGCACTGCTGTCTACAAAGTACAAGCGGTTAGATAACGATGTGTTATTCCCACTTATTGATCGTGTGCTTGAACAGCTGGACTTCAAGATGAAGTTCTTAGGTGGACGTAATGACGGTGTCATCACTCATGCTAGGTTCATCAGTGAAGAGGCTGTGTATGAGAAAGGTGAGCGTAAGATGTACTTAGGCTTTCAAGTCAGGACATCAGAAGTCGGTGCATCAGGATTGTACATTGAGTTCTTTATCTGCGACGCATACTGTGACAATGGTATGGTCTTTGGCAGACAGGACTTAGAACTAGGAGAGTTCTACATGAAGCACTTGGGCAGGGCTGTCATAGGGACAGGGCTAAAGCCTCAACGTCAACCACATTATGAGGATATCAGAAACATACAAAGACATTTGTTTAGGATGTTCCAACTCGATAACATCCAAATGATTCGTAACATGTTGGAGCTTTCATTCGAGAGAACCTTTGACGGGGATGCTGATGATATCATCGACAAGTTTGGTAGACATTACAGCCTCAGTAAAGAGGAGATTGATCTCGCCAAAGAGGAGTTCAAACCACATGAGCGTCATGCTTATGGTATACAAGCTGCATTCACAGCAGCAGCACAAAGGGTAGAAACCTTTGACAGGAGAGCAGAGCTTGACCGCATTGGTGGTAGGATTGTCGAGCAGACAGAGGATCAGTGGAACAAGTTAGTATTGGCTGCATAACTAGAAGCAAACAAAATTACACAGAACCCTATGCAGTCTAGGGTTCTGTGTTTTTATTATGATAGACCTAGATAGAATAGATGTCGCAATCCGTGCATTGGGAGATCTAGAATCACAGATAAGATACATGCAAGTAGTTCCAGCTGAGAGGCTAGAAAGAAAACTTGCTATTGAAAACATAAGAGAAGTTCAAGAGATCTTGAGCAAAGTAAAAATAGAAGCAAAGAAATATGCCAAATCACACGCAAATTAAACTAAGTGTAAAGAAGAAAGGAAGCGGTAAGTACGCTAACTCAAAGAAGATAGACGTACTTGATGCACCACCTGCTATGGCAGGAGATAGGATGGCAGCCTTGTTATCAAGGTTTACCTTCGAGAAGATAGTTCCAATGCCTGACTACCATGAAGACTATGGTGGCAGGTTGGATGTGACTAAACCTACTTCAGCCAGGCTGAGTGATGAGGCTCCTAGTAATGACTGGTACAGTTGGAGGTTAGACCATTGGGATACTAAATGGGATGCCTATGATGTATACAGTGGTGTAGATTCTTCCAATGAAGATGATACTATCAACCTGTACAAATCAGGTGGGCGTTTTGCAACTGCCTGGTCACCTCCATACAGAGTCATCCACAAGATGCAGAAGCTTTTCCCAAACTTTGAGATAAGTATGAAGTACCTTGATGAGGGATACATGTTCGCAGGACAGATGTTCTCGAATGGTGAAGTGGTTGAGACATCAGATAGAAACAGTTCACTGTTTGATATCATTGAGAAAGCATACACCTTAGACTTCATCAGCAGTGAGGAAAGGTATGATATGCACAAAGAGAATGAGGAGGTGGGTGGATGATACACAACGATCCAAAGAAACAGAAGTTGGTGGATGATGCTTACGAGCTAGTCGCTGATCTTATTAACACTCGCCTCTCTGACTTAGGTGCAAGACCTGATGAGGAACGAAACGAGGGCACAGAACATGAAGAGCAACTACTAGAAGTTGCTTTGAATATTCTTTCACAGAAATCAATCACTGTCATAGTATGACAATAAAACAGATTCATGAACTCATGGACGATGGTCCACGAGCTTATGCTACATGGAAGCTAGAAGATCTAAAGAGACTTCTAGATAAACTAAAAGAACAAGAAGAAAATGAAAGTAGAGCTGAAGAGCATAAAATACTGCGAGGCGTTAAGCCAAGAAACACCTGCCTTTAGTGGCAAGGTATATGTCAACGGAAAACATGTCGGTCAAGCTGAGAATGCTGGACACGGAGGACCTACAGATGTGCGAGTCGCATGGAAAGGTAAACGAGATCCCGAAACTAACTATCCTGTTTGCGAGGACAGGGATAAGAAAGTTATAAAGGATCTGCACAAGTGGGCAAAGAAGCACCGTCAATTCGGAATCGAAGAACTGATAGAAGGTCTTTTGTATGATGAGTTATATTGGAGAGACTTCCAAAAGCTAAAGAGAAGTAAGTTGGTGTACCTTCAGGATGGCAAGATATGGTCTGCCGACAAAGGCAACATGACTTCTGAAGATATCAAGTCTGGTAGAGCAGAGGAGTGGCTGAAGTCAGCAAGTTGGTGGAAGGACAATAATGTTTTTCTTAACAACATTACAAGAGCTGAGTTCTTGGAGAAGTATCTAACAGCTTACAAGGGAGAATAGTTATGGAATATGATTATAAGATACTTGTAGACACAAACGGATGTTGTTCCCGTGCACCCCTTAATTATTTATTTGAGTGGAATAACGGAACAGAAGAAACATCTATTGTTGTTTCATTACACGCTATATATAAACTTGTCGAAACCTTTGAAGGTTTTGGCTACAAAAGAAAGGAAAAATAAAATGGGATATACACATTATTGGTATACCAAAAAAGAGATACCCGCTGATAAGTGGGATGCATTCACCAATGACTGTAAAGAGTTGTTGGATTCAGATGCTGCTGAAGGCATAGTCTGGAGTAGGAAAGATAAGATCTTCCCTTACATCACAGATGAATACTGTACCTTTGATGGCATAGGTAACAAGGGGCACGAGACTTTCTCCATGTCTAGAAATCGTGGACGACGGGAGTCTGACGGTGAAAGGTTTGACTGCTGTAAGACTGCACAGAAACCATACGACAAGTACGTGGTTGACGTTCTTATACTCGCAGAAAAACACTTCGGTGATTTAATACGGGTAAGTAGCGACGGCCACTGGCCTGATGTAAAGAGGGATAGAGAGCTAGATAAAGAAAGAGAGAGTGAGAAACTATTCAGTACACACATTTCTCTTTCACTGCCTGGTGTACAGTTCCGATGTCATGAAGATGACCTAGAGGATTATGTGTGTGAGTTTGTAAAGACTGAATTAAAAAGCAATCTAGACTGGACTTATGAGGAGGTATCCGAATGACAATTGAAATAGAAGATGAGTTTCTCGTGTATCTCCAAGCAGCTCTTTACATGATTCACAGTTCCTTAGAGGGGGCTGAAGTAGGGTCAGTATATGACACTCTAATTAGAGACATAGACGATCAAATACACAGTAAAGATGACGAAGGTCTTCCAGACTTTGGGAGAATCCTAGACACCCTTGGAGCTAACCCTTGGTTTAAGGAAATAGTAAGTATAAGTACTTCACTAAAGGTAAAACAGAAATTCAAATATGAAGGAAGTATTGATGAAGGAACTTATAAGGTAACGCCATTATCAAAATGGAATGGAGAAACCCAAGAGTGGGAAGGTCCAGACAAAAACATATTTGCATAGAATAATCTTATGAACAGAAAGCAACTAATGCAGTTTGCACAGATGGTGCAGACTGAAAAGAAACCCTGGCGATTACAACAATGGCTAGACGAAAACGTCCTGGGGGACATCACAAAGGTTGGAACGTGGGCTTACTACGCTCACAAGTTCCAACGCTTTTTAGATACAGGCAAACCAGAGTTCTCTCTGTTTGCAGATGGTAACAAGAAGTTATCCTTCAAAGCATGGTCAGTGCTTCCGCTAGTCTCTTGCCCTGGTGCAGGAGCATGTGCCAAGTTTTGTTACTCATTCAAAGCATGGAGGTATCCAGCTGCCTTCTTCAGGCAAGCACAGAACTTATGGCTCCTGAACCATGAACCCTGCACAGGGATCATTGAAGAGGAATGGATGAAGCTACCAAAAGATGTCACAGTACGATTGTATGTTGATGGTGACATCCATGACACAAAGACGCTAGCCTTTTGGTTCAAGATGTTGGAGCTACGACCAGACATCAAGGCGTATGGGTATAGCAAGAGTTGGGACTTGTTTCTTAGGTGGCATGAGTTGGGTCAGCCATTCCCACCTAACTACAAGCTCAACCTGTCTAGTGACAGTCGTTATGGTGAAGGTAAGCGTAGACAGATGAAGGAGTTGCCTTGTACAAGAGGAGACTTCCTTACTGTAGCGATTGACAAGCTTGCTGCGAAAGCAGGATACAAGACAAGAGAATACAAGAAAGCAGTGCGTAATGCAGTAGGCAAGCGAGTGTTTGTCTGCCCAGGCACATGCGACACATGCACCCCACAAGGACATGCCTGTGGGTTAGATTCATTTAAGAACGTACCAATAGCAATTGGCCTCCATTAATATGACAAAGAAACGAAACTTAAAAGAAATCCTTGATGACTTTGTTCAAGCGTTCCCGCAACACGGAGAAACGTATGAGGATATCACCGCCTTACTAGTTAAGCTAGATGAGGAATTGAGTAAGCCTGATGATACAAAGAGGATGATTACTAGCACCTTAGGTCAAGTGATCATTCTTCTAACTGGATTCGTCACAGAACACCCTGACTTCTTGGAAGCAACTACTGATGTGGATGTTGCGAGGAGCATATTACAAACCCTAAAAGATAAGTTGGAAGCTAGTAATAGTTGACAAATAGTATAAAATTAATAATAATAAATTATGAGACTAGTAAATAGTAAAAGGATAGAAGCAATAAAGAAAGCGATTGTGGATGTCTCAGGTAAATCTATGATTGAACTTGAGACAAGTCGCAAGCACACTGTCACCTCTTGGGCTACGTTAGGCATGTACCTGATGACCAAAGAAGGAGAGACAGCAGAGAGTGCTGCCAAACATTATGGCAGGAAGCAAGGTATTGTATACCGCAAGGTCAAAGAGATCGAAGACAAGTTGGATCATTACCAGCCTATCATTGATAAGATATTAGAAAGGGTAGAGTAATGTGGTTAGCAATTATTATATTTTATTTTATGTTTTTGTTTTTAGTATGCAGATTTTTCTCTGTATCAAACGGAATCGAAAAGAAAAATGTCGACAGTAATACAAATAAGAAAAGTTGAATTTTATCCTTACAAATCCATAGCCCTTTTGTTTAGTACAAATAAAAACCTATGGAGAGTTATGGGTATAAAACAGAAAGGATTAAACGAAGTCCTTTTTGAAAGTGAAGAGGAAGCTCGTGCAGATGCATTCTTCAACGAGATCCTCAATAACGATAAGAAGTAAACCTAAAAAATAGAAAGCAAATAATGTGGATAATCCCAAAGAATATATCAGACACCTATCCCTCTGTTCAGGTTACGAGGGAATCGGAAGTGGACTCAGAAGAGTTCTCCCAAATGTGCGAGAAATCGCTCATGTTGAAATCGAAACCTTCGCTATCTGCAACTTGGTTGCGAAGATGGAAGCGAACCAAATTCATCCAGCACCTGTGTTCACGGACCTTAAAGAATTCCCATTCAGAAAGTTTCGTGGATGCGTTGACATCCTGTCTGGTGGATTCCCCTGCCAACCTTTCTCAGGAGCAGGACTCAAGAAAGCAACAGAAGATCCAAGACACTTGTTCCCCTACATCCTTGAAGGAATCAAAGAGTGTAGACCCACTGTCTTGTTCCTCGAAAACGTCGAAGGGATCATCAGTTGCAAGACAGCCGATGGAGAATCAGTTCTCCACTATGTCCTCAGATCGTTGGAAGAAGTGGGTTACGTCGCAGAGGCAGGAATATTCTCAGCGTCTGAAGTCGGAGCAACTCATCAGAGAAAGCGAGTCTTCATCCTGGCCTACTCCAGCAGCGAGGGATTGGAAAGGATACTACAATGTAGAGAGCCAAAAGAAGCGGTTCAGAAACTTACTACCAGACGCAGTGGAAGCACAGGAGATGTTGAGTTGGCCGACAGCGAGGACATCGGATGCAGAGGGGGGAAGGATCGAGACGGAGCTAACGGACAAAGGATTCAGAAGCAAGAGGAAGAAGAGCGCCCAATGGTTTGGAGCGAAGCTAAGAGACGCAGTGGAGACGCACGAGAATTGGCCGACACCAACAGTAGCAGAGGGAGGGAAGATTGGGAACAATCCGAACTATGGACAGCTAGGACTGAGCAACCATCCCGAAGTACATGGGCAGAAAGTGCAGAGGGAGAAGCTTCACAAGGACAGGAAAGGATTATCCAAAGCTGGCCTTCACGACCAGGCGAAGCCCAACAAGAGTGGGAAGAGCCGAGAGTTATTATGGGGAACCCCAAAGGAGGTAGACAGCAGAGCAGCTCACACAGACAGGGGCAAGAGCAACTTGGGGGAGCAAGTACAGCACAACACAGGGAAGAAGCTCAATGCGAATTGGGTGGAGCAACTGATGGGGCTACCTGTGGGGTGGACCCAATTGCCAACAGAGTGGATCGACTAAGATTGTTAGGCAACGGTGTTGTACCACAGGTTGCAGAAAAAGCATTTGTAACTTTAGTAAGGAGGTTCAATGCCTAGACCAAAAACATTTCCAGCTGTATTGTATGAAGAATCTGATGGGAACTTTACACTGTACTTTGTTAAGTTTCCAAAACTAACTGAGAGAAATATCCCTACTAAAAAAGTAGCTCGACAAATAGCCAAGTTCTATAATCATACAATAAGATGTAGTTATAAACGTAAGAAATAATTTGCCGTATCGGCACTGTGAGGGAAGCCTCGTCATCTGTTTGTGGAGGGCAGGTGGCGAGGCATTTAATTTTAAAGTAAAACAAATATGATAATAAAAAAAGAAGACAAAGGTGTATACAAAGTAACAGATGAGTTCAAGAATATCTACTATGTAGAAGACACAAAATCTCCAAACGCACGGAACTTACCTAAAGATGTCAAAGGATCTATTGAAGGATATTGGGGAGTGTGGCAAGAAGAAGAACATCATTTATCATTTATAAACAATTGTAAAACTCTTGCAGAGTGTTTAACTTGTATCGCCTTATGGGAAGACGCTGAACACGTCTAACAATTTGGATCACATGGATGTAGAGTGCAGGGAGATCCTGCAACAAGGGGGTTCATCCTTCTGTTCGCCTCCTACATTGATCACCATGTGATCCCTTTAATCAAGAGGAATAAACCCATTGTTAGTTTCTTCTAAAAGAATACCCGCAGCTTTAGCTAGTCTTGCTCGTACTTCAGGATTAGAACTTCTCCTTAGAACTTCTTTCATCCTGTCGCTAAAGAATAAAGCGGGAACAGCATTCAATTGCACAAGGTTTTTATACCCTTCTTTAGTAAAGAGTTCCTCTCCATTCTTTTTAATGTCATTTACAGTAGCACCAATTTTTAACAAGCTAGGAGAATGATCTTTGTATCTCTTAGCTAATCTACCATAACTATTTTTAAGTCCTTTTATAACTCTCCTAAGTTCGTCATCAGACACTGGCTTTGAGGTAGCTAGTTTATTAAGTGCTTTACGCATAGCTAGCTTATCCTGCTCCATAGGTCTGGTAAAGTTGTACAAGGCAGTCTGCGGTTTAATCTCATAAGATTTCAGAGGTGATAGTTCATCCTTCAGTAATTTACCCATAGTATATGTGGGGTCATCACTCATCATGCCTTTAATATTTTCGCTCAACCTCATGTAGGTTGGAGCTCCATAGGCTTCTTTCAGAACACTAGCTATACTTTTAGCAGCTTTAGTACCAACGTCATCATGCTCAAAGTAAATAGCTTCATCCTTTGAGTTCTTATTATTCAATGCATTGTAGAATGCTTTAGTTGCTATCTGACCTTCAAGGAAAGGAGCGGTAAACAATACATGCGAACTCTCCATCAGTGCTGAAGAAATACTCTCGCCTCGTTTAAGAGCACGTTGGAATGTTGGAACAGAGTCTAGATAGGCTGAATAAGGATTAAGGTAAGTTAAGTCCCATGAATGGTACTTCCCATCTTTCATAGTGTATAAGAAAGTATGTGTCTTCAAGTATGGCGGGACACTAAGTTGAAGTGCTTCTTTTTCCTCGTCAGTTAAGTCAGCAGGTCTGTGACCTAAACCATATGCGAATAGTAGTAATGCAGCTTCAGCAGCAAACGTAGCTGTAGTTGAAATTGCCCCAACTGTAGCAGCTCCAGCTGCCCTTTGGTATCCTCTTTTCTTAATGATTGGGTTCTCTGATTTTATTTCATTGTAAGCTAGCCTAGAATTATTCACCATTATTCTAGCAACCTCTACTCTAAATCTGTAGTAAGGAGCAACTAAAGCCCCTGCAAAGGATCTACTAAAGCCTTCTGTGCCAGGCATGTTCTGAGAAAAGTATTGAGCAGTCTTCTTTAGCTTATCAATCGCCATCAACTCAAGCTCTCTGTCAGACTTACCTCTGAATCCAGTATCAACTCCACTCTCTTTGTCGTATTCTCTAGCTTTTTTAAGAGTGCTTAATTCATATTCGTACACGGCTATTTTGTAGAATGAGTCCGATGCCAAAGATAATTTTTGCAATCTATTTTCAAGCTTCTTCGATACTTTTAAACCTTTCTTTGCTGCGTGTTTAAGTGTCTCTAGTAAAGATTTGTCACTATCTACTTCTATAGTTTCTAATCCATTTTCTTTTTGGATCTTATCTAAGATTTCAAAAGTCTCTTTTTCTAAACTTTCTTCATTGATTGTTCCTTGAAGCATGTCTTCATAAACAGCTACTGAGAACTCTCTTTCAATTACACCATCTTTTACAAGTTTGTTAACGTACTCATCAACTTCTTTAGGATTTAAAACAGCCCGTGCTAACTCTCCTTTAACCTTACCTTCTCTAAAGCTTAGAATTTTGCTCATCCCTGTGCCTGGTGGCAGACCTAAAGATAAAGCAAAGTAAGTTGTGTTACCAACCACGTTCCTCACATAGTATGTAGAACTAGTTAATGTCTTAACACCTAATGAAAGACCTATTGTTTTACGGACACCTTTATCAATCTTAGCTCTAATCTTTTCACCTAATGTTGATGGTTCAGGAGTGAACGCCCGTGTCTCTCTAATAGACTCAATCATTTCAGGCGAAGCAAAGTAACCTTTACCTAGTAAAGGACTATATCTATCACCTTCATTTGATTTCAAAGCAGGATCAATAGGCTCATAATTATCTAAACCTAATTCGATTGTTTCTTCTTCTGTAAGCAACCACTTTTGATCTGGTCTAGCTATTTCTTCTCCTTCTTCATTTTTAGGATTACCTAATCTCTCTAAGTTTGCATCAATAGCTATTCGGTTAGCGAGATAACTTACTTTTTCATAGGTTTTAATTATGTTCCAAGTTCCGTCAGGGATCTCACCCAAAGCAACTCTTATTGCTTTAGGAACATCTTTTTTCCTTTTAAGAATATCTGGACCTTGATCCTCTTGATAACGAGCAAAATTAGTTTCAAAGACAGTTTCTAAAAAGTCTTCTTCAGTCATGCCCTTTTCTTTTAGGACTTCATCTAAACTTTTTATAGCTCCTACTTCTTCTCTCTTAGCAGCTTCTGATTTAGCTAACCACTCAACATCATTATTCTTATAGGCTTCTTTGTCTAAAGATACTATTTGCTCAGATAAAACATCTTCTTGCTGTTTTTTAAACATTTCCCTAGCTGCATTAAGTCGTATTGCTTTTGCTCTAGGATCATCTTTATCATAAAGGAACTTACTCCAAGAAGGATCTTCAAAAATTCTATAAGTTCTTGTTAAGTAAAAACCTTCTTGAGCACTGAACCGTGCTTCTATGTCCTTGTAATCTTCACGATCTACTTCAGATAGCTTCTCTGAAACATACCTAGAGGAAGAAGTTATCTTATATCTTAATCCTCTAACTGTCTCTGCCAATTCAGGAGACTTCTCACTTATCTTATCTAAAGCAGCGTTTACTCTTCTACGAGTCTCTTGACGGACTTTGTTCAATTCTTTTTGAACCAATAGTTCATAGTCCTCATCTGCCTGGGCAATAACTTTGAACGCCTCTTTAGGGTCTTCTAAATTCAATGCCTCTTGTTTAGCAGCATCTCTCTCAGTGATAAGTGCTGCATCAATCTCTTCACTTATTGTTAGGTTGTTTCTTTCTCCAGTAGCTTGTTCTAATAAAGTATTTATTTCTGTAGTGAATCCTCCCCAACCTTCTTTAACAAGTCTTTCTATTTGCCCTATGTATGATTCCGCTTCTGTACGGATACCATTCATGAAGCTTTCTCTCCGCTCCATTTCCCTTTTCCATCTAGGATCTTTTAAGCCAGTGAACCAAGACCAAAGAGTTTTGATCCAATTAGATTTACCTTCAATAGGGCTAGTGTAAGAACCTAGCTGACCTATAGGTACTTCAATTAATGTTCTAAATTCTTTTTCAATGTCTGTTAAAGCTTGCGGGTCATCAGCTTTAGTTATTACATTTCTTATTTGTTCCAGCCCTGCTTCAGCAGTAGCTCCTCCGTTATATACAATAACTTTTTGAGGAGTTGTTTGTGAAGATAAGTTCCTTCGTAGATGAGTTCTTGCTGTACCTAATCTTTTTAATTTTAAAGCAATCTCTTTATCCACATCTGAAGTTAAGTCTGGATCAAGGTTCGCTGTTAAGGTTTCAATGGTGGTATCCAAAGATTTCATTGCTATCTCTTTTAACTTTGGAAATGCTCCGATGATAGCTAAAGAATCACTATAGTTCTTACCGCTAATTGCTTCAGCAGTAAGCTTTTTGATAGTTTTAGAAACAATACTCTTAACAACTTCTTCATCTTTAATTGCGTCTTCTGCAAACAAAGAATCCGGCCCAAACAAAGGAACGTTTTCAGAAGAAATAAAAGATAAGTATTTATTTGATATTCCTAAATCAGCGAAGGATTCAACAGCGTAGTCCATTAAAAACCCATCCTCAATAGACTTGATTGCAAATTCAGATTCTAGGTAACCATCTAAAGGAATGTCTTCCCCTCTTGTTTTCCTATAATCAGCTAGTGCATTAACTAATGCTACTTCATTAGTTTTAATGAAGCCTTCTTCAACTGAAATAGGGTCTAAGTCAGGCGAGTCAAATACTTCAGTTGTTTCTTCAAATGATCTGTAAACAAGATCATTTGCACGAGCCTTTTGAGGTTTTGTAAACTTTGCTTTAATAAGTATCTTCGCTTCTTTATTAGCTAAATTAGCTTCTAGTTTTTTGGAAAAAGATTCTTCACTTACTTGTGCAGCCGTAAGTTTTTTGAACTTTGCATTCTTAACTAAAAGAGCATGATTAGCTCCTCGCTCTCCTGATTGCTTTCCTAAATCACTAACCATTAATATCTCTTCAGCTCCAACAAATTCTTGATCAACTTCAAAAACAGGATTCTTTTCATCTCCTGAAACTTTGTAAAAGTAATTCCCTTGAGCTGGGTTGTAAGCTATTGCTGACCATTCTCCTGAAGAAATTTCTTGGTTCAAATCTATGTCTTCATTATAAGAAACAAGATCTCCTGTAGGGCCTCCTAGAACTTCTTTAGCTCCTTGAGCATAAACAATAGTTCCTTTAGGAACTTTACCCATACCCTTTAACGAAGGATTCGATAGAAGAAAATCATTCATAGGTATTACTTTTTCTTGTTTTCTACCTAGCTGTATATTGATAGAATTAAGAACAGACTCTAAAGACATTTCTTCTGGAACTTCAAACTTATCCCCATCGATAAAAGTTTTGTATTTATCTAGTTGAATCCCAACATTTTTCAAACGAACATTAAAAGCATTATATTTTACCTCTTTATTTTTAGGTAAAGCAAACTTTAATGAGTATGGCATCACACCCGCTGGATACTCAGGGTCATAAACAGCATTACCTTCTATTCTGCTCTTTCTTCCAAGAGTAATGTTAGTGTGAGATAACATTACTTTAGGCCAATCTGAAGCTATCTCTTCAATGTTTTCTGGGACACCTGAAGATCCTAATAGTTTAGCTCCTTGTTCTAATCTTTTTTGAATAATATGTTCTTTTGGAAATGTTCCTGCTCCTCTTTGAGGAGTAGCAGGGAACGCTAACTCATAAACGTCATAAGGGTCTGGTTGGGGTCCTGCGAACCAAGAAGCTACTTGCTCATTTTCCGCTCTCATAGTAGCGGCATCTTTAGGAGTATTAAGTACGTTATCAGTCAGTCTTATAAGTTCTGATAAAGCATTGTTTTGACTTTTCGGTATACCTAATACTTTACGTATAAAAGAAACAAATTTAGTCAGTCCATCAGGCTCATTTTTTATTTGTACACTCTTTAAGAAATTTTGAAACTCTACGTTAGATAGCCCATAAGCAACAAACTCACTTATAGTTTTATCAGAGGGCCTCCCCTCATTTACGATCCGACCATTTAAAGTGTAACTAAAATAATCAAAGTCTCCCAACTTAGCTCCTTTATCTATAAGAGGCTTAAACTTTGGAGGGATTTTCTCTACTGTCCCTTTTACAAGACCTACAAGCTCTTTAACATTCTTGTATAAGTCGGAATCTTTATCCGCATCATACAAACCTGCCATAAGCCTGGCTTCAGTAGCAGCATGTACTAGCTCATGAGTAATAATCTCTGAGCTTAGTCCTCGCTCATTAATATAAATATTTCTAGGAGTCCAAGAAGAATAGCCTCCGTTTCTTTTAAAGATATCCACTGCTTCAGGAGAGCTTAGAAGATCTTGGACAGCGTACCCTTTGGCTCTGCTAGGATGAGCTGATGTTAAGTATTTATCTCCTTGAACAGGAGCTTTAACGACAAACCCTTCGAGGTATCCTTTTATCCTGTTAAGTAAATAGGCATGTGCCCTATTGTTAGTTGTAGATATAATATAGTCAGCTACTTCTTCAGCAGTTTTACCTTGAGTGATGTCATCGGCAGCACCTCCACTAAACCAACCTTTTTTTACTTTGCCTGATCGTATAAAATCTCGTATCTCCTCAGGAGATGCTTTTATATCTCTTTCCCCTTCTTCTGTAAGACCAATATTAATTTCCTCAGAAAAAAGAATAGATCTTTTAGAAATATCAAACCTTTGTGATAAAGGAATTACATCACCATTAATATCATACGTTACTGGATCTGCGGATTTTATTGCTGATATATTTTTAATAGCGATATTATTTGGAGAAGCCCCTTTATTGCCCTCACTAAGTAATATGGCATCATATTTTTTGAAAACGGCTGATATAATTTCAGGCTTCTCCCAAGCGGTATAATGAGCTTTTTTGATAAGTTCTAGTTGAAACTCTGGAATAGTATCTCTTTTACCGTTGACATAAACGTTACCCTTCGACCAACTTTCTTTTAACTCAGCTTCAAACTCTTGCCAGTTTTTAGTAGGGTCAAAAATTTTGTCTGCTTTTAAGTACCCTTTAATGATTACTGTTCCTAAGTCACGTTTGGCCTCTGACCATGTCATCCCATCAAGCAATGATCTTTCAAGATCATTCTGTGCTTCTTTAAGGGTTTCTAAGTCTATGTCAGGATTTTCTCGTAATAATTTTTCCTTTAACTGAACAGACTTTTCGTATGCTTTGTCCATTCTTTTTTCATCTTCAATAGAAGGACGTTTATTTCTTGCGTAGCTTTTTGCAAAAGATTCATCCAAAGAAAAGAACATTAACCCATCTTTTTTCCTTGCTTCAAAGGTCGTAAATTTTTTCTTAGTTCCGTGATATACAGGACCAAAGGTATACCCTTCTTGTTGAGCAACTTCGTCCACTAGGTTTTGAAGAGCTTGTTCGTTCTTCTTAGGATCTTGAGCTAACTCTAAATATTTATCGTCAACTGTAGTAATCTCTTCGTAAGCAAGTTCTGTTGCACCATATGTGCCGTAATTACCTTTACGATAATTGCGTCTTAGGTTTTTTACATGGATGTCTGCCTCCTCAAGGAGTTCGTTAGCTTCTTCAGTAAACTGAGAAGTTTTATCAGCTTGTTTGTTATTTAAAGGTCTAACAACTCGCTTAGACTCAACTCTAAATATTTTAGAAGGAGGGTTATTTTCTATAATTGTTTCAGCAGATTGTGTTTCTGTAGTAACATTAGTACCTAGCTCTAATAAAACTTTAGTTAAGAAGACATCTGTTGAGTCACTGTTTTGACCAACCCCATTTAAATCAGGTCTTTTTGAATCAATTATTAATTCTTTTATAGTCTTTACAGTATTGCCATTCACATAGTTCTCTCCATTACGGTCAGATATTTCTGGAAATGTAAAAGTCTTAGAATCTGATTTTGCTATTTTAGAATCTAAAACAGATTCATATTTAGCCTTAATCAGATTAAGTATATCACGATTGAACCCAGGAATGCTCTCCTGCATTTTAGGGTCAGAAAGAAGATAGGCTTCTACCTTGTCTATTTTAGCCTGTTGTGCTTTAGCTTCTGTTTCTTCTCTTACTCCTCTTTTAGAAAGTTTCCTATTAGCAACTTTATTAGCCTCTAACCAAAGAGTGTCTTCAGGATCTACTGTCTCTTCAACGATCTCTTCTTCAAATTCTTCAATAGCTTCTTGCTTTATGTTTGGAACTTTTTTTGGATCAAATTCTTTAAACCTTGCTCCCAAAGACTTTTCTAATACTCCTATATAAGCTGCTTCTATATCATTTAGATAATTAGAAACATTCTCATTTAAAGAAGAGTATCTGTCTTTAACACTAGTATCAGGATCTAAGAAACTACTTACGTGTGAAACAAGAGATTGGAAATGAGTTAGTAGATCTTTGTTTTCTACAATGTCTTCAAGTTTGTTTTTACTCCCAATAAATTGTCTAGTAAACTCTGAAACAATTTCATCTTTCTCCATTGTGAAAGATTTACCACTAGCTATTTCCTCTTGTGTTAGAGCTTTGCCTGGTAAAGATACTTCGGTTTCATCTAAACCTTTGTATGCAGCAACAGATTCTACTATAAGCTTTTTAGACTCTTCGTCAGCAACCAAAGAATCATATATTTCAGAAAGTTTTCTTTTAGAGAATTCAATAAAGTTAAGATCTTCCTCCTGAGAAGACCTTTTCCTCCACATTTGTTTTAACATAGAGCTCTCACTAAGATGAACAAACTCATGTGCAAGCATTGCATCTAAAGCTGCTTTACGCTGTTTATGAGTTTTTAAGTCTTTGAGAGCAGTGGTTACTTTTTCTGTGTCTACTTGTAAAACAATGTTTGGGTTATCAGTTGTACCAGCATTGATTCCGACCCTCATTGGGTTGTTGTCAGGAAGTTTCCCATCAACATATTGTATAAATATGTCTTCTTTAATCTTAGTGGGAGCCCATCCATTTATATAATCAGTTACGTCTTCTTTAGTAAAGTTTTTGCCAAAATTAGTGAATATGGATTTACTTGATTCCTCAATAGGTACATCGGAACCCTCTTTGGTATCATCGACAAATTGATCAACAGCATCACCAAACTCGTCAACAGTCTCATCAACGGCAGGAGGAGTAGCTTGAGCATCCGTGTCAGTAGTCTTTAAATATTCTTTTAGTTGCTCTGAACTAATAACTAAACCTGCTTCATCTAAAGCTTGTGATGCTTGATCTATCGCCTTATCTACAGCAAGAACTTTTTTGTTCTCTTCACTTTTTACATTAGTTGATTTTATCAACCTGTCTGGACCAAAGAAAGTTTCTGACCCAACAGTCATAGTACCCCCTAGAATACTTCCTAACCCACCTGCATAAAGACCTTGATTGATACGCTCCTTCATAGGAACAAACTCATTCAATACAGCACTGTCTACAAAAGATCCTATGAACTCATCAAGACCTTCTTCAGCACCTTCCGCAGCAGCACTTCCTAATGCTTTTTTAATTAAGCTAGAGTTTGCTTCCTTCTTGTATAACTCAGCAGCTTGCTTGGCAATGACGTTTCTTAATAATTGTTTAGTTGTTCTATCGTTTGCTTGGAAAGCAACATTAGGAACTTTGTTTATAGCATTTTTAAACTGCCTAAAGGATGCTCCTCTAGCTACAATGTTTTCTAAACCACCTGCCCCTAAAGCAGAAAATCCAGAAGTTATAACACCAGTCAAAGTACCTCTTGCAAAAGCAGCTCCTAAAGCTTTGTCATGTTTTTCTTCATGACTCATATCTTCTGGCAAAGAGTTATAGATAGAAGCGTAGGTAGCTCCTGCTGATCTGTTAGCAGAAGTTAAAAACAAAGAAGAAGTAATACCAAACTTCTGTGCTGTTTGCTCATTAAAACGACCTATAGCTAATGGAGTTTTCTTAGAGTCTAGTGCAGAATCTGAAATAATCTTTTTAAGAGCAACATCTTTAGCAACACCTTTGTCTAATGTTTTACCAACCCCTAAAGCTTTAGCTCCTTTAGTTAATGGACCTGCTAAGAAATAAGTAGATGCTAAGTCTGCTCCAACAGAAGGTAGTATTGTTGCTAAATCATAACCAATACCAAACTCTCCACCAAAGAGACTATCAAGTTCTCTCCTTTGTGACTGTTTCTTTTGAGATTCTTTTAAGTAATCAGCAGAAGCGTCGTTGCCTAGTAAGGCTCCAATAGAAGCACCAATTCCTATAATTGCTTCAGGTACAGATGCACGGACACCGCCCCACCAGTTCTTTGAAGCATCATAGTTTTTCTCATTAGAAAGAAACTCATCAACAAAGGCAACTCTATCATCTTTCCATTTCTGCGGGTTCTCAGCTTTTGCTCTAGCCCACTTGTCTCCAACCGCTGATTCTAAATGCTCACTGCTAAGTACATCATCGATGTGGTAAGATCTAGAATACATATAGTTTCTTCTAGACTCCCTAAGGGCTCTTATTTGATTGTAGGTCAGCCTTTTATCTTTTAATAGTTCATTAAAAGCTTTTGGGTTCTCCATTACAGTTGGGTGTGCAATAGGCACTCCCATTGGAGTTATTCTTAAATTGTTTTCAGGTTTGTCTTCATCATATTTAAAAGCCCCCTGATTGTTCGTGTGGACAATAGATAGTTCTTTAATTAAGTTAGATATTCTTTCACTAGAAAACCTATAAGAATTATCAACAGAAAGACCTGCTCCTTGGGCATCTCCCCAACCTTTTCTTCTTGCAAACTCATCTAATATTGCTGGAGTAATTTCTTCTATTTCGCCAGGCAACTCATCTGCTAAGATTTGATTTATCTCTTCGGGTCTATCCGCAAAAATTTGTTGTAGCCAATTTCCTTCTGTCCTATAAGTCTCAAGATCAATTGATTTAACAATTGCATCATTAATAATTTTAGCATAAGGGGAATCTTTATCCCCAATCATTTCACGTAATAGACCTAAATCTTCTGCATCTAAGTCTGCTTCAAAATTTGTTTTGTTAGGAACTCTTGTAGATTCTAAGCCTTCAGAAACTTGCCAAAGATCTCTAGGGTCAACAGCACCTAGCGTTACCGCACTTAGTGCTCTTTCACTAGCTAACTTTTTTTTCTCAGGAGTAGTCCCTAAAGATTCAAAATCTCCTACTTCTACAGTCCCTCTACCGCCTTCTAAAATAGTAGCAAAGGGAAGTTGCCCACTTGCCATCAAAGATCTTTTTGCCCTATTCAGATACTCATTTTGTTTAGCTTCATCAATAGCAGCAAAATCTACGTTAGGAAAAACTTTGTTTACAATGCGCTCATCATTTAAGTTTCCTGACTGGAAGGCGGTTGATTTGTCTGCCAATGCCGCAAACTCAGCATCTGAAACTTCTTCCCCATTTGAAGCCCAATTTACATAGTAGTTCTGAATATCAGCTTCTTTCTCTCTAGTTAACTCTCCTTTTTTAAAGAGTTCTGTTCTGTAATAATCTAAGTATTGAGGTAGATCCTGCTCTGTCGTTAAATCCTCGTCACTGTTAATTTGTTTCCATTGAGGATATGAATATATAGAACCTAATTCATTATTAATTGGTGTTTCAGCAGTCGCTAAATTTGATCTGTTAAGTGCCACGACAAAGTATTATTTGTTAAAATTATATTTTAGGAGGGATTCCTAATCCACCTAATCCAGAAGATATACCCCCAACACCCCTTGAGCTAGGGTCAAACCTATTTATTTTTCTCACACCTGTTACAGGCTGAGAGCTAACTCTATAAAGTAAAGATTGTAAAAAACTTTTCGGCTCTGCAAAAATTGCCCCTCCATAAAGATCTTCTTCTGATGGTTTAGGCTGTTGAGTCCAATCAAAAAGTTTTTTATAAGCTTCAGAACCCATAAGCCCCATCGCAGCAGCTTCTGCTAAAACCATATCAGAAGCATTTTTAAGAGATTCCCAACTAGCATCATCCCCTACAGAGCTTTCAACGAAGCTCTTTAAAGCTGTGATCCTGTCTTTAGACAACTCATCTTGTTTCTCTCTTTGTTCTTTTTTGATAGATCCTTTGATAGCTTCTTTAGCTCCTTTAACAATAGGACTAGTAGGGGCCATCCCAATTGATTTGGCTGCTTCTTCAACAGCTTCAGGAGACTGAGTAGCTATAGCATCAGAAAATAATTTTACTCCTAAGTTAGAGACATTAGGATCTGTTACATTTTTGATAGCCGATGTAGTGATATCTAATAATTTTTTACCTCTGTCAGTTTGTAAAAGAGTAGGGTCAGAAAACAACTGTCTGTATGCAAAGTTTGCTTGTTCAGAAGGTGTTGCATCAGATTCAAAGATAGGGCTAAGTCTTTCAGACATCATTGCAAACCTTTGCTCCATCTCTCTATCTTTTCTTAGAGTTTCTGCTTCACGTTTAATCTTTGCATTTTGTTGTCTAAGAGCTAACTCTTTCTGAGCAGTATCAAGTTTTCTGTAAGAATCGCTATATTCTTCTGATTCTAATTTATCAAAAGCAGGGCCGTACTCTTTTCGTATTTGTGATCCGTGCGGGCTCCCTATTGACATACTAAATATGTCGCTCTTCAAAGCCTGTATATCTTCTACCCCAAACGAATCTCGTGGACTCGCTGACCTAGCTTGTGCATCTGCTAGAAGAAACTCCGCTTGACGATTTATGTTGTCGTAAGAAGCTTTTTGTCTAGCACTAAGTGTATCCCTGTACGACATCTTAGCGGTATTTTCCTCCTCCAATTAACATATCTTTCAAACCTTCTCCTGCACCAGCGACAGGATCTGCCACTTCTTCTTTAAACAAAGTTGCTAAACTACGCTTTTTCCTAGCTTCTTGTTCGGCTAACTTTCTTTTAGCTTCTTTAGCTGCTGTAGCTTCAATCTCTTTCTTCTTAGCTTCTTCTGCTCTTTTCTCTTCTTCTTTCTTAACAGCCTCATCAACTTCAGCTAACTTCTTTTGGTATTCTTCTTGAGCTTTCCCAAACTTTTCTTGTTCTTCTGCTCGTAGCATATCAAACTCAGCCTTCTCTGCTTCTATTGCTTTTAGCTCATCAGCAGCAGATAACGGTTTTTGTTCAGGAGTTTTAGCAACATCTTTAGTAGCATCAAAAGCAGTAAGCATATCATCAGGCAATCTTTTTTCAGCGGGTTTCGCTTTTTTAGGTGCTTGCCTATTCATTATGTCTCTAAACAATGCCATGTCTTGAGGACCGAAAGGTTCTCCCATTGCTATCTTTCTTTCTAAGAGTTTACTCTGTGTAAAATCTAATCCTTTCTGACTTTGTTCAGCATCTCCCTTTTTAAAGACTTCTGCTCTATAATCTTTTATTTGTTGCTGTTTAGCTTTACCCTTAGTTGCTCGAACAACCCTATCAAAATCTCTTTCATCAAAAGATGATTCACCTAATTTTCTACCTTCTCTCAAAATCCTAGCTTTTTCCTCAGGATTTTTACTGAAGTACATGGGATCTGCTGCACCTTCTCTAGTCATTCTAGAAATGATCTGATTACCTAACTCTCTTCGTCTATCTACATTAGATAAAGTCTCAGCCTGACTTTCTTCAAAGGCTCTCGTCCTCGCATCTTCTAAGATCTTTTCCATATAATCTTTACGAGCTTGAGACATTTCTTCAGGAGCTTCAGGTTCGACAAGACCTGCCATCTGCTGTGCTCTAAAAGCTTTTAAATCTAAAGGCTCTGCTGAAGGAGTTCCTAAAGCTGAAGCATCTTCTGATATTTTAGGGAGTGGCTCTCCTCCTTGCAAAAGAGTCGCACCTATTCTTGTTTTAGGTCTAACTCTACTTCCGCTTCTAAGCATTTCCGTAAACCTATTTAGTCTAGTTGGTTTACCTGCCTTTGGTAAAACATTTTTTCCTGGAATAGATAATTGTGTAGCGGGCGTTTCTCCTCGTTTCCTAAGGATATCTAATTGTTTTTGTGAAGCTCCCGCTTTTTGAGCAGCAGCAATTTGGTCTGCTTTAGCATTCGGAGCAGGTAGTCTTTTGACACTAGCAACTTGTTTTCCTGTACCCTTAGTAGCTCCTTTAGCAGCAGTTTTACCTAATTTTCCTAGGGTTATCGCTTGACCCGCACCAGGTAAAGCTGCTGAAGCTCTTAAAACACCTGAGGCAACATCGCCTCTTCCAAAAGAAATACCCGCATTTATCAAGTCAACAAAGTTGCCAACTATGGGGGTCATACCTGCTACATCTAAACCTGTTTGTAATTTGTTAAGCCAAGACATTTATATCAAAAAAAAATTAAGTTCATAAGAAAAGAAGAATGTATAAATTTAAGGTTTATTAGCAGTAAGTCAACCAATCGACTAGATCACAACTACCACAAAAAAGGGTAGGTAAGTTTTTTGTAAAAGTAGTACCCCTTTTTAGTACATACCTTTTTAAAAAGGGTAGGTAAGTTTTTTGCAAAAGTAGTACCCCTATCTGAAAACTTTACATATACCTATTAAGCATATTATTACATATTGTTGTAAAATGCTTAACCTATGTATAGGAGTTTTTAGAGTACCCCCTAAAGCTGATCTGTAGCTAAAATATTAGAAAGTTTCTTCAAACTTCTCCCTTTTGAGAAAATTCCGTCTGAATTTTTCGTAGGAGGATCAACTGCAACCAATCCGTGCCTCTGCCTGGCTAAATCCAAACACAAAAATGCCGCATCCGCTAAGTCTGGTGATTGCCCAAAACGAGCTTTATACTCAGGTTTTGACTCTAATTTCATGCGTAGCGTAGTGCTTTTTACCAAATCATAGTTCCTGCTAGTTATTTCTTTAGCTAAATCACCTGATATACCAAACAATTGCTTTGTCCTACATAACTCTTTGCCAACAAACCAAAGCTCACTTACTCTGTTAAAGTAAAGCTCATACCCTGTTAGCTTACTTTTAGAACTAACCTTCTTATCCGATGCCTTCCCACCAAAAGAAACACGAAGAATCCCCTCGCCAAACTCCGCAGCCAGTATGTCAGCCAAAGGAGATCCCGCACCTGTCGAGTCAATCGCAAGATCATACGGTTGAACCCCCCTCTTTTGACATGCCTCTTTCACCTGCTGAACAATCTGATAAGAGCGAGGGACCGCTTTGTTGGTGGCATCGTCCATAAGCTGAACAGCTTCTCCCAACTCACAAACAAATTGACCTGTTATATCTACTCCAACTTTACCAAAGTATAGGATAGATCTGTCGCCATTATTCGTAAAAGCAGGGTCAAATCCGGCAATCGCTGTAGGTTTACTTTTCCATTGAACCTGATTCATGGACCCTGATCTTATGATCTCTGATTCACTGTACACGGTTTCGGCTTCATCTGAGTCAAAGAATACTGCTCTGACCATTCGCATATACCCTCTACTCTCAGGGCCTAACAACTCAGCATCTTCTTGAATTTTCTGTGTGGTTGGGAGCCAAGGGTACAAGTCTTCTCCTGCTAAGACATTAGGAGATCTTTCTCCATCGAGTCTTATATACGTTCCTCCCCATTTAGTTTCCCATGTGTCATCTGTTTCTACATTAACAGATTCCCAACCTCCAGCTTCTTTTGGGGTACTCCATACACCGAAAGCATCAAACCTACTTGATGGGTTACTCATACCCACTAGCGAGAAGTAAGGGTTTTTTGACAAGTTTGATAAACCTGCTTGTAGAATAGCTTCACTTAATTCACTAAGCTCGTCAGCGATTAAGAAGACTTTTTTCTGTTTGATACCTATAAATTTACCAACTGCTTCTCTTGTTTTGGATTTTTCAGCAGCGATCAAAGATAATCCAGCTCTTTCGACTAAGTTCCCTTGTTCGTTTATATAAGCAACATTACCGATAGAATCTCTAATCTTAAATGGAGCACCTTCTAAAACAGAGAGTAAACTGATCACTGAACCCCAAATCCTTTTCCTTGCTTCTCTGAGTGTAGTAGAAGTGAGCAGGATTAAGGTTTCATGTGGAGCAGCCATCCAATTGATGATTCCCCATGCTGCCATTGTATGTGACTTGCCACTAGATGCTGCACCTCCTACAGCAACATATTTATTTTTGATACACGCTTTTACTATTTCTTCTGCCCAAGGGTGTCTTACCATTAAAGGTTCAGGGACATCAGGGTTATTCCAAATCTCGTCGCAAAGTCTCCAAAAGTAATATTCCCTAGCTGAGTCTTTTGTGTGTTTAGAAAAGCCGTACAAAAGTGCAGAGATCAGATTGCATGGAGGTATTTTCATACCGCCTACATCCATCATTTTTGTTTTAGCATCTATAGTTGGCTCATAAATAATTTTAGTTGGAGTCATGAGATACTTGAAATATAGCAGTTATAATAGTATATGTTAAGTGGTTTGGCTAAAGATAATAGAGAAGAGTTAGTTCAAAGAGCAGTTGATTTATACCATCAAGGTTTAAAACCTGCTAGTATTGCTAGAGAACTAGACATTCCTGGCACAACGATTAGGAGATGGTTAAAAGATAAAGCGGGTAGAAAGCCTAAAGATGTTAGGTCAAAAGATTATGTTGAAGAGACACTCACTAAACATGATACCCATATTGAAGAGAGGAATACTATTGAGCAAATTGCAGATGCTCAAGCTACTCCTGCTGAACAGTATCAAGCGTTCATGGCAGGACTGTCTCTTAAAAAATTAAAAGACGCTGATAAGTTAGGGACGTTAGGTCCAATTAGAACAGCGAGGGATGCAGAGATTTGGAATAAAATTGCTAGAGAGAATTTAGGGTTATCGGGACAAAATGGGGGCGGGCCTAGTGGCAAGATCCAAATAGATTTATCAATTCTTAGGGAAGACTGGAAAAAGAAAGGAAAGATTATAGATGCGGAGGAAAGTGAACCTGAAGATAAAAAATAAATGTCAACACACGAAGACGGAGATACCGCTCTGTTACTATATGAAGGACTTCAAAACGCTTTTATTGGGAGCGTAGAAAGATATGGTCAACCACCAATTGCTTGTTATAGTAAGCGATTAGTAATCAAAGTTCTGAAAGAAGAATACGATTTAACTGATAAGCAAGCTAGAGACAGGTATGAATTTGAATATTTACTTAGCAATCACGGAGAAGCTACTCCTTGTTTTTTGAATGATGACCCGCCAAATGTTTCATGATCGAGTAAGGGTTAATAATCCTAGTGTGGTTATTAGGAAGAATCTACCTAACGATGACTTCCAGTTTGTCGTAGAAAAAAGGGTAGGTACATTTTATTTAGTGATCCCCCAAACAGCTAAAGAAATTTTCTACATCCAAATGCTTGTTAAAAATGTGGACGTTATGATACCTGTTGAAGGAGATGGTCTAATATTATCAAGCAAAGTTGTAGATCGTTTGTTTATTGTTGAGTAATGATAATAGGCATTGATAACGGTCTTGATGGTGGGTTAGTAGCTGTTGATAATCGGACAGGAAACATAATCTGTAAGTCGGTCATGCCTACCCTTCAACGTAGTAAGAAACGAGAAGTGGATGCTTACAAGGTTTACCAGTGGGTGCTAAGTTGTGACCCAGGACCTGAGGAGTTTATTATAGCTATTGAAGAACCTCTACACCATGCAAAGTCATCGCAAGCAGTTAGATCGATGGCTATGTCTTTTGGTAAAATAAAGGGGTTATGTGAGTCACAGCAATGGGATCATTGTTGTGTTTCTGTACATAAGTGGCAAAAGAAAGTGTTAGGGCACGTTCCTAAAGGGATGACCAAAGAAGCCGCAGCATGGAAAGCTGAATGTTTAGCTCCTGATGAGTGTTGGCAAAAAAGTAAAAGAGCTAGAAAACCGCATGATGGGATGATTGATGCTTTTTTAATAGCTAGATACATTAGAGGAAAATAGTTCTAGCTTTTTTATTTTAGGTGTGCTAATTAAAATTTAATGAAAGCACTCTACCCAAAGCAAGGCACTGCTGCCGACTTTTTTATTAACGCCCTCAGTAATGGTAAATCGACTATTGATACTTCTAGCGTAGGTACAGGTAAAACTGTAGTCGCTAGCCACATATCAAAAGAGTTAGGAAGACCAGTTGCTGTTATTTGCCCAAAAGCTGTCATCCCATCATGGGAAAGAGAGTTAGAAGAATTTGGTGTAAAGCCTTTATTTGTATTGAATTATGAAAAGATAAGGACTGGTAACACTAAGTTTATGACTAAGCGAGGTAAGAAAATAATGACTTGGCATTTACCTGAAGACACCATCATCCTAATGGACGAGATACATAAAGCAAAAGGTCCTTATACTCAAAATGCACAACTATTAATATCTTTGATTACCCAAAAGTTTTTAGTGCATGGCATGAGTGCTACCGCATGTGAAGACCCTACAGAAATGAGAGCTATAGGATACATGTTAGGATTGCATAGTCTGAACAAATCTGTTCCTCCGAAAAGGAGTTGGTACTCATGGATGTTATCTAATGGATGTCTACAAGACCAATGGAAGACTTGGAAGCTAGCTAGTAGGAAAAAACTAGAGGCTGTCAAAGAATCGATTTATGGGGTTACAGGTTTTAAATTAACTATTGAAGACTTCCCTGATTCATTTAGAGATAACCGAGTTTTTGTAGAACCAATACAATTCAATGCTCCTAATAAAATTATAAAAGCTTACGAGGACTTAGGAGTTACTCCAGACATCGTACAACAATTTATTGAGCACGGTAGTGTTGAGAACAGTGACTTTGATATTGTGAATATCCTACGTGCTAGAATGCTTGCTGAGAGCTACAAGGTTTTAGACCTAGCCGATATGGCAACTGATCTGTACCATCAGGGTAACTCTGTTGTCATCTTTGTTAACTTCAAAGAAACGATTGATACCCTTTGCCAAAAACTAGATTGTGGCAGGATTGATGGTGGTCAAACTGCTCAAGAAAGACAGAAAGAGATTGATGATTTTCAATCTGATAAAAGAAGAATACTTGCGGTCAACACCGCAGCAGGGGGTACAGGACTGTCTCTGCATGATGTGAAAGGTAAACATCCTAGAGTTAGCTTGATTAGCCCTTCTTTCTCTGCTAAAAATCATCTACAAGTTCTAGGAAGAATACACAGGAACGGAGCAAAGTCAGATGCTGTACAAAAGATATTAGTGGCTGCGGGATCTATTGAAGAGAACGTAATGAAAGCCATAGAAAGAAAACTTAAAAACTTAGAAACATTACATGGATAACCAACCAGATCACGGAAGTAGAGGACACGCAGAGTTCTCCCCATCTAGCCTTAAATACGTAGCCACTTGTCCTGGCTTTAAAGGGCGAAGTGGTACTAACGAAGCAGCAGAAAAAGGCACACGGATACACGAAGCTTTAGAGATTAGAGATCCTTCAGCATTGCACGATGAAGAGGAACTTGAGATTTATGAGCAGATTGTAAAAGATGAAGCTGAGTTCATGCAGAAAATTATTGGCGATGAGGAATATGAAGAGCATAATGAAATGCTCACTCACGTACAGTTAAATGGGACTAGTACCTGGGGGACTTGTGATCGTTTAATACTATATGGGAATAAAGCGATTATGGGTGATTACAAAACTGGTATATCAGTTATTGATTCCCCTAGAGACAATTGGCAAGCTAAAGCATATGCTTTGGGAGCTTTTCAAAAGTTTAAACAAATCGAGGAAATTACTTTTGTATTTTATGTTCCTGTTAGGAATGAAGTTCTACACGATGTATTTAAACGTGAAGAAATGGAGGAGATGACTCATGAACTTTCTTTAGTCATCTTACAAGGCGAAAAAATTAGACCACAGTGGGAGTATGGTAAACCTGCTATAGCCGATGTTAACCCAACTGTTAATTGTAGATTCTGTGCTTTTGAAGCTAAGTGCCCTGCTTTAGGTGCGATAGCCATACAAGTAGCTAAAAAGGTAGCCGACCATTCTATCCCTGATACAGATATATCTGATCCTGATGATCCAAAGACTCTTGAAGAACTTTGGGCAATTGCAAAGATAGTAACTAACTGGGCAACACGTATAAAAGCCAAAGCTATTACTATGGCAAAAGAGGGAGAAGAGTTTCCTTCATTGAGATTAAAGTCAATGGGGGCTACAAAAAAATGTAACGACAATAAAAAATTAGCTGAAATTGCTAAGAAACATAACTTGTCGGATGAAGAATTACTCACACTTGCAACTTTTCCTTTGCAAAAGGTTGCAACTGCTGTAAGTAAACAGGCCCCTGATGGGGAGAAAGGACAAGCGAAACAGGATTTTTTGAATGATTTGCTTGATGAAAAAATTGTCGATGTCTCCGAAACAAGGTACACATTGACGTAAATTAAAATAAAATATAAAAATGAGTAAAACGAAAAATCCGCCTAAAGCGGAAATTGTAAAGCCTGAGAAGGCAGAGTTAGCAGCAGATACTGAATCAGCAAGATTCACTATATCAAGAGACGATATTAACGTATCGAAGTTTAATGTTAAACAAAACTCTTCAGGGTACGAAGCAGGATCTTCTGGATCTTTAGTATACAACATGGAGGTAGAAGTTATACCCCCAAACACAACTAGTGATATTATCTTTGTAGATATTAAAAAATATTGGATGGAAGATGTAGGCTATGAAAATGATATCAAACCACGCATTGTTCACACAGAAGAAGAAGCAGAAGCTCTAGAAGAAGAGTCTGAGTTTGTGGTTCGTAAGTGCGCTGACCTTACCTTCTTAGTTCCACAGCCTGAGGATTGCGAAGATGATTCGCCATTCACATATGCTCTAGGAGATAAGAACTATGCTTTTGGCAAGATGTTTGTATGGAAAGGAGCCTATAAAGGAACCTATGAAAAGATAGCTACTTTTCTTGTTACCAACCTTAATGCTGAATGTGAAGACATGTGTTGGACGTTTAGAACAGTTGAACAAGAGTTCAAAAGAAATCGTTGGATGGAGCCTCGTGTAGAGCCTTGTAATAAGCCAGTCCCACAAGAAGCTAAAGATCTTGCGGTCAGAATGAGAGCCATATTATCATGACCGAAAAAGAGATTATACAAAAAGAACTCGAAGCTGTGCAAGAGAGTATAGTAGAGGTGAGAAAGAACCTTCAAGACCTCACTCAAATGCTAGGAAGAATGAATCTACTTAGCAATATCTTCAGCAAAGAGTTAGAAGCAATGGGTGGTCCAGACCCAAAAGAAGAAAAAGATTCTAGCGTGGACAGCTAGGTAGCCCAAGGAGTTGAGGGACTCCTTCCTTACCCTAGTGGTCTTGGTTTTTCTTGCTTTCTGCCAAGATCACTAGGGACTTTTTACCCCTATGAATACTTTTGCCCTTGATTACGAAACTTACTACGATAAAAACTGCTCTATCAAAACTCTTGGTCCTTTAGGATATTTTAGTCACCCTGAGTTTGATGCTTATCGAGTTTCTGTTTGGGGAGATGAGGGAACAAAATTTGTAGGACATCCAAAAGATTTTGATTGGGATTTATTAGAAGGCAATCGTGTTCTCAGTCACAATGCTTCCTTTGATGAGACGCTATATCTTTATGGCATAAAACAAGACTGGTGGCCTGGTGTAAAGTATGCAGAGTGGCATTGCACGGCTGACTTAGCAGTCTACTGCGGTTTGCCTAGATCACTTAAAGGATCAACTGCCGTTGTTTTTGATTTAGAGGTTAGTAAAGAAACTAGAGATAATATGTCGGGCAAGAAGTGGGATGATATGCTCGAAGGTTTTCAGGAAGAAGTCGATGAGTATGCTTTGAAAGACTCTGAGCTTTGCTTACAACTTTGGGAAGAGTTATCACCAAAATGGCCTGAACACGAAAGAGCTAT